CCTGTCTCTGCGGCGCCACAGATTGCCCGCGCTGCTACCCGCTGAACCGGCGGCAAGCGGAAGTCACTGAGCGCGACCGCGCCGACGCACTTACTGACATAGTCGAAGAGGTCATGGACTACGGCCGCTTCCCGCGTCGTGGCCGACCGCAGGTGGATCTTTACGAGTTTGTTGCAGAAAATTTAGACACCAGTTTTGCATTCGAGCTGGTGGTCGCGGTATTGAGCACTAACAAACAGGTATTGCAGCCGCGCATCGAGCGCCTGTATACCCAAGTCGAACAGATGCTCAAATCTCATTATGCCGACACCGACATTGTAGAAGAACTCGCGCAAGAAATTGCAGACGCGAGCCGAGAATGAATTTCCTTGAAATCACAGGCGCCGTCGCGTGCGCCATCGCAACACTCGCGGCAGGTTGGTTTTGTTTAGTTGTGTTGTTTACATTTTAATTGGAGGATTTATGGCTATAAATTTACAAGCAATCAGCAGAAATACCAGCATCCAGCCACCGCGCATAATGGTTTACGGCCCGCATGGGCTGGGCAAGACCACGTTTGGCGCTAGCGCCCCCAACCCGATCTTCATCCTGACCGAGGACGGGCTGGGCAGGCTGGAGGTGGATCACTTTCCGGTCGCCAAGAGTTACAAAGATGTTCAAGAGGCGTTGACGGCGTTGAAAGGCGAACACGACTTTCAGACGGTCGTGATTGACTCGCTCGACTGGCTCGACAATTTGATATGGGAACAGATTAACGGCCAGTATGAAGCCAAAGATTTGGCCTATGGAAAGGGTGCGGTGATTGCCGCCGATCTCTGGCGCAAGGTTTTGGAGGATCTCACCGCCCTGCGTGCTAAAGGCATGGCCAGCATCTTACTTGCACATTGCGAGATCAAGCGGTTTGATAGCCCTGAAGTGGAGCCTTACGAAAGGTATCAACCCAAACTGCAAGCGCGCAGCAGCGCCCTGGTGCAGGAATGGTGCGACATTGTAGGTTTTGCCAATTACAAGACGATCGTAAAGTCGTCAGATGTGGGATTCAACAACAAAGTATCACGCGGTATCTCGACTGGCGAACGGCTGCTCTACACCAGCGAGAAGCCGGCCTACCTTGCGAAGAACCGTTACTCATTACCGGAATCACTGCCGTTGGAATGGTCCACTCTGGCAGACGCAATGATGACCACAACCGAAACAACCACCAAAACCAAAGGAAAATAATCATGGCCGCACTCAATTTTAATGCCGCAGAAGTAGAACCGCAGCAGTCGTTCGACGCCTTGCCTGTGGGACGTTACGAGGTGATCATCACCGACAGCGAAATGAAAGACACCATAGCTGGAACCGGCCAGTATTTGCAGCTGACTTTTTCAGTTACTGGTGGCCAGCACGACGGCCGCAAGCTCTGGTCGCGCCTGAACCTGGTCAACCCCAACTCCACGGCAGTCGGCATCGCCGAGCGCGAGTTGAGCGCAATTTGCCACTGCGTCGGGATCATCACGCCGGCCGACAGCGAGGAGCTCCACGACCGCCCGCTGATTGTTGACGTAATACAGGAATTGAATCCGAAAAGCGGTCAGATGGTGAACCGCATTAAAGGTTACAGCCAAGCCAACGGCGCACCGGCACCGAAAGCCAAACCAGCGGCACCGGCAGGCTTTGCGACCGGCAGGGTCGCGGCAGCGACACCATGGGCAGCTCGTAAGTAATTAACCCGCTGGGGCGGAAACGCCCCGGCGTTATCGGAGGATGTATGGATTTATTTGCACAACCTAAAATTATTGAAGCAGATTCAAAAGAAGTTATTGACCGCGCAAAAAATGTTTTTGAATTACTTAAATTGCTTGAATTTCATGCGCGTGTTCATGCTATCAATCAAATTCGTTTAGCCTTGCACAAATATTCACCGTTCGCTAATGAGCCGGTTGATTGTGTTCAGTGGATTGCTGCCGACAATGTAACTGCAAACGATTACAACCCAAACAGTGTTGCCCCTCCTGAAATGAAATTGTTGGAACACTCAATTACGGAAGATGGTTATACGCAACCTATTGTTGCTTGGAAACAAGAATCTGTTTTCGAGGTGGTTGACGGTTTTCACCGGCATCGTGTTGGCCGTGAAAGCGAGATAGTAAACAAGCGTGTTATGGGCTATCTGCCAATCGTTGCGATACAGGCCAGCCGTCAAGACCGAAATGACCGTATAGCTTCAACTATCCGGCACAATCGCGCACGCGGTAAACACAAAGTAGAAGCAATGTCCGATATTGTTGTTGAGTTGAAACGGCGCAACTGGTCGGACGAAAAAATTGGCAAAGAATTGGGAATGGATGCTGACGAAGTGTTAAGGCTCTGTCAGATAACCGGCTTGTCTGAAGTGTTTGCTAATCAGGATTTTTCAAAGGCATGGGACATTGAAGAACCTGAAATTATCAGCGAGGAAATTTTGTCAGATATTTCAGATGAACAGATTAAAAAATCAAAACGGGTATTTCACACGTTTGATAAGTGGGAATGCTACCCGTCTGGATTCTACGAAGAAAAGCCAAAAGACTTAACGCAAGAAGAAGGCGAAGAAAAATACCGCGTTTTTCTGTCTGACTTGAACGCATTTGAAACCGCATTGAAGGAGGTAACAGGGAAATGGAAAAACTCATGCGAGCATTACCTGACCAACGACCGGATGAACCGAATTGCATGGCTAGGGCAGGCATCAGTGGCGCAAGCTCTGGGTATTCCTTCTTGTTGTCGCGGGGGCTACAATCGCTTGACCGATTTGGAAAAGAAAGCAGCGGATTTGTTGGCATTGAAATACCTGAACATTTGGTTAACCGACAGGGGTAATCCAGAATTAACGCTTGATCTTGCCGCGTCTAAAACTGAAGCGGATTTATATTAAATGGCTAACCTTAAACGCTACCTAGAAACCGATGTATTAACCGCTGCGCGTGAGCGTATTGCGTATACGTTTGATCACTTTGAGAAAATCTACGTTAGCTTTTCCGCCGGTAAAGATTCAAGCGTGATGCTTCATTTGGTTATGGAAGAAGCTATTAAACGCAATCGCAAGGTTGGTGTATTACTGATCGACCTGGAAGCGCAATACAAGCTAACGATTGAACACGCCGAAGTAATGTTTGATCTGTATAAAAACAACATTGAATTGTATTGGGTTTGCCTGCCAATCAAGTTGCGTAACTCGGTGAGCAATTACGAGCCGGTATGGTGTGCGTGGCAACCGGAGCGAGAAAAGGATTGGGTCAGGCCAATGCCAAAACGGGAAGGTGTTATATCCGACCACGCACATTTTGATTTTTTTCAACCGTGGATGGAGTTTGAAGAATTTATTATTCTATTCGGGGTGTGGTATGCACAAGGACAAAACACCGCGGCATTTATCGGCATCCGTTGTGACGAAAGTTTAAATCGTTTCCGCACGATTGCGGCATGGGATAAAGGGATGCATGGAGGGAAAAGATACACGACTAAAGTAGTCGATAACCTTTACAACATCTATCCGATTTATGATTGGCATGTAAACGATATTTGGCGATATCACGCGCACTTTCCTGCCAAGCCGCACAATGAAGTTTATGACCGTATGCACTTGGCCGGATTATCTCCACCGCAGATGCGACTTTGCCAGCCTTACGGCGACGATCAAAAGCGCGGCCTGTGGTTGTATCATCTAATTGAACCCCAAACATGGGGCAAAGTTGTTGCGCGTGTAAACGGTGCGAATAGCGGTTCACTGTATATTGAAGAAACAGGAAATGTCACCGGCTACAATCGAATCAGCAAACCAGATGGGCATACGTGGAAAAGTTTTGCTAATTTGCTACTAGCGACTATGCCAGAAGTCACGCGGAAACATTACCTTGCTCGTTTCAAATCGTGGATGAAGGGCTGGCGGTCACGCGGTTACGCTAACGGAATACCTGACGAAGCTCCAAGAACATTGGAAAAAAAATATTGGGCACCCTCATGGCGGCGCATATGCAAGGTTTTACTTCGCAACGATTGGTGGTGCAAAGGTTTAGGATTAACTCAACCAAAAAGTGAAGCCTACGGTAAATATTTATTAATTAAAAAATTAAAAAAAGGAGAAATAATTGAAAATTCCTGAATTACAAATAAATACTCGTGATGCTATTTATAAAAATTACGAAAAAAAATCTGATCAAAAAGGTAGAAAACATTTAGGCGC